TGAAATAATAGATTGTAAATCATAATCTTGTATCTTTGGCTTAAGATTGAAGGATGCGGAATAAATAGGAATTGTCCCACCGAAACCAGTCTCGTGTGAATATCCATCTCCGACGCGTCTGGCATATTGAAACGTAAATCTAGGAAATTTTAAATTAACATTATCCGGGCCGGTCACCAATTGGCCATCTTGGTCAAAAGTACCCGTTTGTTGGCCAAGTACATCGGACAAGACATTCTTTGTCTGATGAAGATTAACTAAGTACCCATATTCTAAAACAGCTTCTTGATAATTCGCGTATACATTACCTTCTTTTAGTTCTATATCTAGAACATCTCCTCCGAGTTTTTTATAAGTGTATGCAACCTGATCGGAGGCGCCCGAGACGAAATTTGCGTCATATAAAGAAGCGCCTACTACTCCATACAATTGAAGGGGCAATTCATTCCCAACGTTGGCTGTACTCCCGGTGGGTGGCAAAATTGCTTTGCTCATTTGACTGATCGGGGTTAAAACAGGTAAAGCCATATAGATTCCTCCACCCTTAAATAGTTTTTATAAAAACAAAACCCCCCTCTGTTTCCAGAGGAGGGCATATATTTCAGGGAAGCTCAATAATTATATTATTGGAGCAAATCCGTCACAACGACAAGGCCGTACATATCTGGACGAACCATCTTCTTGGCGTAGCGAGTCATGACACCCTTACGCGGCACGAAGTCTTCAGGTCCGAAGATCGTCGGAGTCATCTGGAGCGGCACATACGGTGCGTATACATATCCGCTTTCTAGGAAAGAGGATCCCTTACGCCCTACCAGAACAAGGTTCCGGGGGAAATAAGGATCAACATATACATCCCACTTCTTACTTAGACTTCCAACCTTAACGGTACCAATAGTACCTCGGTCGTCATCATGAGTAACCTGGCCACGGAATCCAGCCGTAAACTCAAGAATGTTGGCAACTTCGGGTGAGGTCACCACAAAGTTAGCGCCACCACGCAAGGTTTTGCGATGGATCTGGGCCGAGACGTCATTGATAGTTTCAGCGAGGGTTTCATACCACTCACTTACGTTACCCGTGAAATCTGGGAAGAATGCGGTACCACCAGCGTTAACTGTAGTTCCCGTCGTTCGATTGAGGAATTTACCCGGCGAACGTGACCAATAATAAGTATCAGCCGTAGCGCCCTTAACTAGATCTTCGAGAATCTCTTGATCAATTTCGAGTGCAATTTGCTCGGACAGGATTGATGTCAACTCAACCTCGGCATCGAGATTGTGATAGGCATTTAAGTCCTGAGCCAATTCTGGCGTCCACTTAGCTTTGAGCTTTTTGGTTATGGCAGTGACAGCCACGGAATCAACTTGAATGTTGATTTCGGGAATAGCCGTCTCGTTTTCGAGACCCCATGTAGCGGCTCCTACAACGGCACCAATAGCATTCGGCGCGTCGTCAAAGTTATCGTACATAGCCCAGGTCGCACCTGTGACAAAACCTAACGATGTAGACAGTTCACTGGTCAATTCTGAACCTGTAGCGGCTAGAACCACATAGAGGTCCGTATTGATGTTGGTTGTCGGGGCAACACCATCTCGATCATCGCGTGTGAGACGACGAACTTGCATACCGGCTCCGTCACCAGGGCCGCCAGCCCCACCAGGGATTGGGTCAAAGGTAATGGTAACATAATCTTTAACATTAAGCTGCTCAAGAGGCTCGCCGGTCATAGATGCCAAAGACAACAGACCAACGGCTACATTAGAACCAGAAAGGTCAGCATCAAAGCGAACCAAAGCATCTCCTAGCGATGCATAAGTATTACCGTCAAACATGGTCGGAGTACCCGTCCAGTTGCCTGCGCCAACAGTACCAGATGCAACAATCGTGATACTCAAATCATGGGCAGAACCAGTTGGAGAAGAATAGCCGTTATTCAGAGAATAGAAGCTTTCTTCAGCGAGGGCGCCAGCTAGCGAGATTCCGCCAGTAATCTGAGCACCAATTGCTCCACCACCATAAAGCGATGTACCATCGGGATATCCCAAGCGATGACTCAAAGCCGGGTCCTGTTCATCAATAGTGAAGTCCAGGAAGAAGATCAGACCAGAGGGTAAGCTCATGGGCTGAACGCTAACAAGATCGTTAGCAATTAGGCCGCCGAATACTCGACGGACGATAGGGAATGCGACAGAAGCGAAACCTTCGACGTTTCCGCCAGCCATTGTGCTGACTTCGCGCAGAAGTTCCTTTGCTTGGTTTTCAAGCAATACTGCCATTCCATGTTGGCCTCGTTCGTCCCCGATGCCCTCCAAGAGTCCGGTGCGTTTCCACTTTGATAAAAGTGCTTCACCATCCTTTGAAAGATCGCGACGAATAATGCCTTCAGTTAGTTTTTTTAAAACAGACATTGATTAATTTCTCCTTTATTGTTATGTATAATCATTTGTTTTTAATGCCCGCCAAGATCTGCATTCGGGACACTTCAGGTCCTTCTTCTTTTCTTGGCGCTCGTCTCAAAGAAACGCTAGAATTTCGTTGAATAGCTTCGCGTAGTGATTGTGGCTGCTTCCTTTGGCGGATGCTGCCCACTGCGCTTTGAAGTGTTTCAAAGATTACCTTTGCTTCTTCGATAGAATCGGCGTTGGACAAGGATTCAACAATTTTTATTTTTTGTCGCTCATTCAGGGAGTTGTTTGTCAAAACTCGATTCGTGTAAAGCAACCTCGCATTTGAGAGGTTAACTTGTTCAAACTTTTCTTGAAGGTCACGGATGGTTCTAAGCAGCTTTTTATTGGTGGAAATTAATTTTTTCCTATTTTCTGCGAGCCGTTCCGCTGCACTTCGTAAATCTTGTAGCTCTTCTTGTTTGGCAGTGCCAGCCAACTGAGCTAATTTTAATTGTTCTTGGTAGTCTAATATACCATCGGGAGTAAATTTCCCGGTTCCAATACTCTTGGGATTTATATCAACTATTAATTCTTCTATAAGGTCGTCGATATCAATTTCTTCATCATCTTGTTCTTGTAAAGTAGCTGTAATGGGGACTGAAGAAGTCGGTTTGTCAGAGATAGACGGAGGGGGTACTTGACCATCTAGTGGCGCCGCTACATCGTGAGATATGGGATCACCCATCTCATCGTCAGTCAATTTATCAACCAAGGCGCTTAATTTATCCATATCTAATTCAATTATATCGGACTCCTTTTCGGGAGACGCTCCCATGGGAATGGTATCTAATATTTCTGAATCTCCCAGATCGTCTTCTTCTTCGGCCCCGAGGGCACCCAGTTCACCTTCACCCGGCTCCATGCCCATACCAAGCTCGTCTTCTTCAAAAAGAGTTTCGACAGCCCTTTTGATATCTGTGGCATATTTCTCGATAACAGCCACTTCAGCATTCTTAATGGCGGCTTCCTTCAAAGCAGCGGCATCAACAATGGCCTGATCTAATAATGATGACATATATAATTCCCTCTAGAAATTTATTCATCAATAAATAGTGTTTCCAAAGGTGAAAACACTCTTTTTATCTCGTGTTTTACGGATCAGTTAACCCAGAGCCCGTCAAACAAAACATATAGTTCTTATCTATGCCAGTTAACTCTGCAAAAAGTTCAAAACCTCCCACTGTTGCTCCGCTGGCCGTCGCTGCAACATAGATTTCGCGGCATTTTACATTAAAAGTTACTGAATCTTTGGTGGCTGGAAGAGTTACAAAATGCAGACCAGTGATTGGAGCGCCATCGGGGTAACTTGCAGTACAATTTGGACACCAACTATTAATTGCCAAAAAGGAATCAAAATAAACTCGGAGCCCCATAGACCCAGTATTAATTATAGTTACACTCTTGGCTATAGTGGGAAAAGTTACTTGAACTTCGCCATTACTAGTGCCGGATGAGTCTACGTTACTTCCAGTGATAAAGGGATATCCCGAAACTTGATATGAGCCTACATTGTGTAAACCATTTTTGTAATTATGCGCCATCGAAAATTCTCCTACTTCCTTCCATTATAATTAGTTTGTTGTTTTTCTTTATTCTCTAGATTCGCTTTTTTAATAATGCGATCACGGTTTTTTCTCTGTTTTCGACGTTTTTCGGAGGGTTTTTCGTATCTCATCGTTTCTCGGTATTCTTCAACAATTTTATATTTTTTAACTTTTTTGATAAATCTTTTAATCATTCTTTGGGCGGTATCATTTCTTCCCCGGGGTTTTACTACAACATGTACTGGTTTTTTAGACATCTGTTCCTCTTTTTTAGATCACTCATCGGGGATAGAACTCAAGAACAAGCCAGCGCGTTCCATCATTATAGAGAGTCACGGACTCCCACGCTGGAACTAATCGGACCTGGCTGACGCTGTCGATTTGCTGCACGCCGAAGGTCAAGATCCGCGCGCGGGTGTTTGCCTTGATAATAACCTTAGTGCCCACGGGAACTTCGGACACATCTGGGAGGGTGACATCCTTCGCCACTCCCGGCGAGTCAATATAAATAACACTAGTGGTGATAGAACTAAGAATCGTGGTATCAAACAAGGTGAGAACACTAAGGCTAGTACTCCCCCCAATTTCCAATGTTCCATTAACTGTATTGACGGCATCGAGGCCAAAGGTAGTTGGTACAAAGTCTCCCATTAGAGCGCTCCATCAAAATAGCTTACAACATTCCATATGGTCCCGTTACTATAAATTGTGACCGCTTCCCAAATGTCTGTGAAATCCTGGGAGGCAGAAGCATCAATGAAAGCATCCCCCTGGAGCCTTATCGTATTGAGCGCGGCGTTCTTCTTGAAAGTGATGGTATGACCAGCAGAGACATCGGCTATATTAGGAAGCGTTAGGGTTATGAGGCCAAGGCCGGCGGGAGCAATAAGAACCAGGCTGATATCGGCTGGAATAGTATCGGGGGCCGTGACAGTGATCGAATCTATTACCGTCGCGCCTTCAATCTTCAATTCCCCGGTAACGGTATTAACGGCTGCATTTCCAAAACGTGCTGGTTTAAATTTACCCATATCTATTCTGCCTTTTCAAATGTAAATAGTTTGTTTTCCATTTAAATCATGTGTTTCCAGTTCTTTCCACTACCCAATTTCATTAGGCCTGTAATATCGACCCCAGCGTCATCGGGGCCATATGTAGAAAGAGGGCTTTGTACCTTCGATTCCCCAAGGGAGCCCGCCCTCGAAAGGGGGGCCGTATTCTCGAATACCCCCTCAAACTGCGACCCTAATGATTGCTCTAAATTACGTCGACTTTCTTGTAAAGACCTAATAAACTCGGGATCAGGCTCGGAAGACTCTCGTTGGGGGGCCTCAATCTCTGGACCGGTGTCATATTGTTTTTCCTCGGAAATTATTTGTCGGGGACCGAGGCCTTGGACGACTTCGCTTATCAGTCCCGACAAGACTCCCTCCTCAAAGATAACTTCTTTGATGCATTCTTTAATAAGAGGTTTTAAAATTTTTTTTAATTCACTTTTTTTCATTTTTTTTCTTTTTGCGCTTCAAATTTGGGGTTACAAAACTCATACTGCTCTTGAGACCTAATATTGCGCTGATCATAACAATCAGCTGGGTCGAACTCTCCGCTGTCCTCGGAAATATCCGCTGGGGCTGGAGGTCCAGCGTCTGGTTCGGGCTCTTCCGCTGTGGGCGGTAAAGTTATTTCAATTCCACCTGTATTCCCCCAGCCAGAAAAATCAGGATGAGATTTGATTAATTGCTTTAATTCTAATTTAATCGCTTCCCCCTCTCTCATCATCTGATCTTGAGTGTATCCCAAACTAGAAAGCCAACGTAAAAATTCTGGCTCTGATTTACTTTTTCTCATCGCATTAAACACGATATAAAGTGCTTTGTCTACATCGCTTGCAAACTGAGGGATCACTGATCCGAACCTGGGCTTCGCATCACCTGGTACCGTAGATATTTCCCCGTGAATTCCTTCTCCCTCGTTTAGAAAGCCTCTCCAGCTTTCCGTTAATAGTTGTTGTTTTTTAAAACTTGAATATTTCTTACTCATTTATTTATCTCCTAAAATATCGTTTAAAGCCCGATTAATTCTGTCGGCTTTTGTGAAAATGTTTGGTTCCGAGAGAGATTTGCCCTCTCGTAATTGCATAAAGGCGTCCGGGGTGGATGGCTCGGAAACAAAATCAAAACAAATTAATTGAAAATCATCTTCCACCATGGTGCCTTCTTTCCCCTCGTGAACAGATCCGAGGCCGCGAGATGATATCCCCAACTTAACGCCCGAATCTACGAGGGATCGGAGAATTTTTCCCGAAGGGGTGTCCAAAACTTTAGCTTTCCCCATTACCTTGGGGCCATCCATGAAGATGTTGACAATCATGTGGGATGCGTTTTTAAGATTTATAACCGAGTCGTCGGGATGGTCTAGTTCCCCAAGAGCGCGACGTTCGTCGACCAATTTTTGATAATTCTTTATTTCACGCTCCAACACCTCGGTGGGATAAATCCGGCCATTGCCGTTTTTCTTTCCCCCGCATTGGAGCATCCCGGTGAGATACATCCCTCCATTGGCGACCTCGGCTTTTTCGACCTCCGTCAGCAAATCCTGACAAACCGCGCCGTCGCAAAGTTCATAATATTCTCTAAGTAAAACTTTAGACATATATTTTAAATTCCTTTTAAAATTAAAATGCGGGCGCCACCCGCCCGGGCATACAGCCGTTTTTACATAGACGAACTGGCTGGAGCATCCATCTTTTTAACGTTTCTAGCATTTTTTTAATCACCCCCTTTCTGGTGTTTTATATTAAAGCCACAATCACCGAAAATCATATTTAAAATGTATGAAGTTCCAGAACTTATCCAACCACAAATTAAGAAATTTATAACTGTAAGTTCATAGGTAAATAGTTCTGTAAACGGATTAACGCCGCACAAAAAGAGACCAACCCAAAAGCCTATGCACATTGGGCAAGTCCAAAAATATCCTTCCGGGCGAATTTTTCCAAATATCTTCCCATAGCAGAGCAGTTGAGTTAGACCATAGGCTGTTAACACAAAATAAAGAAGGGACATTATTTCTTCTTTTGGTGTTCGAGCATGTAACTCATCCAATAAGGGGCGTAATTATATCCGGGGCGGATGGTCCCCTTTTGAGCGGCTTGAGGAACCTCCCCGAGCGCAGTTGAATCTTCCTCATCCGGATCTACTAGATGATCATCCATCATTTCCTCGTAATCCTTAATATAATCCATGTATGGCTTTTCTTCTTTTAAAAATTCGGAAATACCATACAGGACATAACTCAACGTATCATAATCTTTATCTTTTGCTTCGGCCATAATGGCCTCTATAGAGCCATAAATGTTACCACCCCGAATAGAATCTAATACAATCAAACCTTTTCCTCTTAGATATTCAAATAATCTATTTTGTGAATCATAAAGTGAATCTGTTGCTTTATTTTTGGGGAAAGTAAGAATTTTTCTTTCTTTGAGGAGCAATGCTATATCCATATCATCGTGGTCATAGATCAAAATATTCCCATCAAGAGTTTGGCGCGCTTCCAGGCGCAAAACTACTTCTTCTTTTTGGCGTCCTATTTTAATCGTGATGGCCATTAGTTTTCTATTTCCTTAACCAAAACTTGGATTTTCAAAATTTCCTGAATAAAATTAGTGTCCACCGGTCGCTTCGATGTGGTACTTAAAATTTTCAATACCTCTTGAGTCTTTTTTGCCATCGCTGGGTCTTCTTTTATCTCCCTCAGCCGGAGGGAATTCTTTACTGCTTTTTTTAATCGTCCTATCTCCTCACTTAAATAAAGGCGCATTTCTGTTCCGTTATCTGAAAAGGATGAAATATATTTGTTAAGGAGAATTTTTTGCTCGGTTATCAAATTATTATTATATTTTTCATTGAATCCCTTAATAAATGTTTTAAGAGTGAGATTATTGATGTGCTGCATAAGCGGTTTATCTTTGTCTTCGACCACCACCATTTGATTCAGGATTTGACTCTCCAACAGGACGCGTTGCTTGGTTTTGGTCCCAGCGCTAAATATTTGATAAACTGTTGCCACGTTGCGATAATTAGGAATAAAAACCGCAAATGCCTCCTTGGAGACGTGTTGGTTAATTTTTTTTATTAAGGCGGTTTGTTCTTTAAATAATTGTTTCTGATCAATGGTGCAGCGCTGCATACGACATTCAAAAATAAGCTTTTCAGCCGTGTGTCTATCCATTCCCCTGGTTTCCAAGAGGGACTTATATAATTCCAGGTCGCGTGAAAGTGATGTATTACTTTTAAAATTTTCTTTTATAAGAGATAAAATTATTTTCTTTTTCTTAATGTCTTTTGCGACAATTGATTTTGTAAGTTCTCTTATTAAAACTTCGAAAATAAAAGCGGTATTTCGTTTTTTATTATGCTTCATCTTCATTAGTCTTAGTCTCCAAATTAGCTAGCTCCGCTATCAGAGCTTTAACTTCTGAGCGGCCCTCAAACAACATCTTTTCTTCCTGCTTATAAGTAGATTCTTGATTTTCATAAATCCCTTTTCCTAAACTCTTTAAGCGTTGGGACCCAGGCAGCCATGTTTTCGGCATTGGCGCGCCCTTGACTACATAGCTCTGTGGACGTCCGTTTCGGCCGTCGCCTCTGTGGGTCACCGGGACGTAATCTTTCCCCTTTGCTTGTGGTTGGGTGGATTTGGGGGTTAATTTGTGACCCTGGAAATCACGCTTCGCGGGTGGCGCTGCCAATAATACATCGTCGCCTTCGGCTTCGCCACCAAGGTCTTCGCCACCAAGGTCTTCGCCGCCAAGGTCTTCGCCTCCGAGATCACCAAGGTCTCCGCCGAGATCGCCACCGAGATCTCCTCCGAGATCGCCAAGGTCTCCTCCCAAATCACCTCCCAAATCGCCACCGCCAGCTGTGGCTTCAGATTCAGCCATAGACTCGGCCGCCGCGTTAACTTGAGCTTCATATTTACGATCAAAAAAGATTTCTCGTTGATTGCGTAAAAATTCTTCTTCCGACAGTCCAAAAATATGCTCAGATACCCACCGTTTTGAAAAATAATTTTCTGTCGCACTACCAGCGATCTCGAATTTAGCCTTCCAGTGTTCCATTTCCTGCAACGCGGCAATCTTGGAAGGATTATTTAATGTCAAACGAAAACTCACCAAGTCATCGCCCCGGAAACCCAAAGTATAAAGATGGATAATCCCAACTTTTTCCAATTCAGAAACTATCGATCTTTGTAATCTTTGCACAGTACGAGAGAAACGGACGTCCTTTTGAGCGAGTGTGGTTTGGTCCTCGGATGCTTCGCGGTCAGCCGATAAATAAGCTGGAGGGATTTTAATTGCTGCAAAGAGCTTGTCTCGAAGATATTTTACATCATCGATATCGCCAGTGAAGGCGCCTCCGGGGAGGCTCTCAACTCTAGAACTTTCTCCCCCTCTTGTAGGAATAAAATAATCTTCCTCAACCGAAAGAGGGTTATAACGTAAATCAACGCGGCCGGTTTTAGAATCTACTACTTGATTTCTCTTCATGGATGTGATAGTTTTTTGAATATATTGCTCTACATCTTGAGGAGCTATATTACCCACATCCATATAGAAAACTCTACGTTCCGACGAGCGTACAATACGATACGCCATCATTGCATCTTCCATAAGGACAAGCTGGCGCCAGATTCGGCGCCCAGGTTCGATAACGGATGTTCCATAAGGTGCATATTTATCATTTCCCAAAATACGAAAATGGGCTACCTGCCAATTTTCAAAAGTCATGCCAGCCGAGTTCCATTGGTATTGTATATAATTAGGATTTGTGGGGTCTTCGCCTTCTAGACGCTCGACTTCTTTGATAGGCAACGCAATAACTCCCTTCACTCCGAGGTTTTCATCAATGTCTAAATAGAGCATAAAATCTCCGAATTTAACCATAGAGCGACACCATCCAAATAAATTATGATCCAAATTGAGAACATTGGTATATAAAGAATGTAAAACAGCACGGATTTCTTCGTTAGGGCATTTAATGTGTAACATAGGCTGCAATGAAGAGTGTGTAGTCATCTCATCAGCATAAATATCCAATCCAGAGGCTAATTCGGGCATATACTCCATTTGTTCGTAATCAGTATAACGTTCAGCCCGATTTTGTTGTGCCATGATTTTAGAATGCATAACATCAAAGGGGCTATATTCGGATTTACGAAACTGTTGGCCCGATGCTGATCGGAATTTCGTAGCATATTGGTCAAGTGAAGTTCTCCGAATTTTACGATTTTGTTGCGTGCGCCAATTCGTAATGGGGCCAGAAAACAGTCGCGTTAATCTTCGAAATAATTCAGATTGGGGGTTAGCCGGGTTTTTTGTATTTTGATCTGCCATTTTTATCCTTTTATTAGCCAAGAATACTGCTCATATTCATTTTCGGCCTGAAATAATTTTTCATCCAATGCCTCTTTTCGAGTGTATCCTTCCATTCCCGGCATTGATGTATTTAGTTTTGTATTTACCTGAACCATTGAATTTAAACAAGCCTTTCGATACTCAGTATCTCGTTGATTAACTGTAAGAGCGGTATCCCGTACCCAACATCCAATAGCTAAAGCCATAATTAAATCATCATTATATCCCCGCATGGCTTGAGGTTTTCCATTGTGCCAAATAAAAGTTCTTAGCTCATTAATCGTTCTTAACGAATATACAGTAATTAGTTTATTTCTGATGAATTCTTCTAATTTTGCTACAATTAGTGGGCGTGTCCTAGAGGAAGTAGTAAACCCAGCGATTGCGCCCGGATTTCTTTCTCCTTGGAAACTTTCGACGTATTCATGTGTGCCCTTGAGAGAATAATATAAATTAGAATATTGAAGCTCAATTAATTTTTCTAAAACCGAAATTCCAATTCCTACATTTTCCACCACCAATAAACAATTTCCATATTCTTTAGCAGTTTGGAAAAGAATATTCGAATACATATCCAAACTTGGCTTTCCTTGATATTCGACTACAATTTCCATCGTTTCTAACTTGATTATATGAAAAACTGAATAGTCCGCGCCGTCGCCGCGAGCTACATCCGCCACCATCAAATAAGAACAATCTGGCTGATTTTCTTCCCAAATCCACATATTTCTATCAAAGGAGGTCCTATATTTGGGCTCTTTAACTGATAATTCCATCCTAGCAATGTCATCGGGGTGTATAACTGTTTCCCCAGAAGTATTAAAATTACACTCTAATTCTTGGGCGATTTCCCGTCGCGACATATTTCTGGTTTCTTTCTCAAACCACGTCACGTCACGGTCTGGATGAGCGTCCCACATTAATTCCACCGGATGGAAATCATTGGCCCCCTGCAGAGATTCCGTATAAACCTTATGAAACCAATTCCCCACCCCGTTGGGGGTGGAAAGAGCGATAACTCGACCACCCGTGGAGATGGTGGGATAGAGGCCGGCCCACAGTTCATCTAAATTCTCGATATGAGCAGCCTCGTCTATAACTAATAGCGAAAGCGCTTCGGAGCGTCCAGCGTCACCAGAAGTAGAGGCAGCCTGGATCTGAGAGCCATTGGATAACTCGAATGAAGCGCGGTTATCAACTGAAATCCCAGCGATAAGAAGCCATTCTGGTATATTTTTTAAAATTGCCTTTACTTTTTTGACAAGATTGGAGGCTGTTTTAAATTTAGTTGCCATAACCAAGATATTCTTGTCTCTATGAAAAACCATCATCCAAACAATGTAGGCTGCAGCAATAGTAGATATTCCCAATTGCCGAGCTTTCAGTATGACCGTGAATCGATAGTCGTTAAAATCCGAGAGTAAATTAGTTTGGTAAGGATAAGTCTTAAAAGGCACTAGCCCATGCAATGGGTGAGCTATGCGCGCGTAATTATTAATGAAATAATCAGGATCCTTACCACATTTAAGAATTTCTGTAACGATCTCTTTTTTAGAAAGAGTATACGTCATTATTTATCGTGGGTGCTACCAAACCCGCCTTCTGTGAGAAATTTATAATATTCAGTAGCAAGCGAATCAGATACACCTTCTCCCAAAGTATCAACCCCCTTGAGCCCGTTAATTTTAAAAAGCTTGTGGGCCATTACGAAAGTGCGTACACGGGATACATTTTGTACAAAACAAACTGGTTCTCCTTGGGCTGTTAAAGTAACTTGGCGCCCCGTGATGGATTTATATTCTTTTTTAAGAAAATCAGCGATGGCTTCTAACCTTCGGTCGCATTCCTCTTCAAAGCCTTGCGCGTATACATCCTGAAGACGTACATCTCCTTCGTAATTGATTTGGAGCATATCGCCAATAAATTTAATACCAAAACCATCAATGACACGAGAGTCCACAATGGGGCATCCTTCTTCGCGAGACAGTACACCGACTTTAGCGATTTTGCCATCCTCCACAAAGCGCTGGTCATGGGCGCCGTCATAAGCATTGGATGCTGCTTGAGCAATCCCTTGTATGATTTCTAATGTTGTTGCCATTATTTGCGTCTCCTCTTCTGTTGTCGTCGCAATCGTCGACGCTTTGATTCGCCAATTCCTTTGCGCGATGCGTCATATTTTGCTCTCCGTGCCCTCGCTCCCTTCATACCAAGCTCGGGTGGGTTTTTCCGGTATCTTTCATCACGGTCAGCGACAACTTTATCCCAATAGGCATCTCTCTCGGGGTCTTCGCCCCGACCTTCATCGCCATCGTCATGTTCAGGATCATCGTCATCCATGGGATCCAACTCCAATAACAGGCGTTTCAATTCTTCTTTAATAATTTTGCGCAAATACGATTTTTTCAATTTCATTTTATTTTTCCTTTTCGGGGCGCCATCCAGATTTCCATCTTTCTTCGCGGTCTTCTATCCACTGAACATAGCATTTAAAACAACAATTAAATTTATTCATATAAACATTATCCCTTATTTCGAAAGAATAAGTATCACAAACTGGACAAATCCGATTATTATCTCTATTAAGTAGTTTTTTAGAAATTAAAAAGCCATCAACTTCTACTTTATCTTCCTCCTCGCGAAGAAGCTTTTCCTTTTGGTGAAGGTCTATTAATTGTTGACGATAATCATCTTCTTTCTCGGTCGACCACCTAGATTTAGGATTCTCGATAGAGTCGTCTCCATATTTTTGTGAGATAGCCTTCTCATATTGGGCAAGCTTGTTTAATTTATCGCTCATTTACCGTCAACAGCATATACAATGGCAACCGACGTCAATACGCCAACCACAAAGCCCCCGGCGATAATGAGCGCGCTTGATAATTTACTAGGCTTTTTGGCAATTATTTTTCTTAATTCTTCTACTTGTGCATCATAAATTGCCAATGAAGCCTCATAATGCTCCTTCTGGAACCGGATTGTAATATTCAGTTGGTCGACCTGGAAATCATATTCTTCTTTTTGTACAGCCAAGCGGTAAGCCATTTCCAGTTCGTAATCTTCTTTCAAAAATTCATGATCCGACAAAATTTTCGCTGTGGCTTCCGGATCAAAAAGAGTCCCGGTAAATGGAACTTCATTTCCTTCTTGCACAAATGTAAATTGTCCGTCTGACGCATATGCTCCACTCGTAAAAAGAATAAAAATTAAAAATGTTTTAATAAAATTATTCCACATATTCTAATCCGAATGTTTCAGAAATTTTGTCAGCCAAGACTTCTGGTTGTTCTTCAAAATTCCGGACATGCGTTTCTGTGCGTTCTTTTCTCTCTTCTATCAAATCTTCACGCGTGTCATTATAATCTTCTTTGAGTTGATTGAGCATCTCTTCATAATTTTTCAACGTATTATCGCGCAATGCCAACTCTTCAGCATAAAGAGCCTTCATGGCCTCTATCTCACTTTCGTAAGACGATACAGCTACATCAAAACTGTCTTTTAAAGCCGAATAGTTGTTCCGTGAAAAAAACAAAAAACCCACCAATCCAATAAGGGCGATGGTTTGCCAATATTTAGCTAAAAACTTTCCAACTCCACCTATAAGGTCACCAAAATTAATATTTATCACACTCCCCCCTTGAGTTTTACAATTGCGTCAATTACGGATTGACCACCGATATATAATGCGCTTAAAATGAGCCAATCACCACTATCAATATGGGCCGTGAACATCAAAGCTGTCGCCGTACTCCATACCAACAATTTCCGTGAAACTACTTTCTCTAATACGCGGTCCAAAAGACCTTTTGCTACTTTTGCCATTGTCATGTATTCTCCTTTAGCCTATAATTAGTTTGTTTACTGTTGAACGAAAGCATAACCTTCCTTTTTATCAATAGTGACTTGCATATCTACACAATCCTTTAATGAATCGACATGAGAGATTAAAAGAACTGTTTTGAAATATGATTTGATTAAATCCAGGATATCAATAAAACCCTGCATATTTTCTTCATCCAAAGCAGTTCCAGGCTCGTCTAAAACAAAGATATCTGATTTGGGTAAACTCGAAACCGACAATAAAGCCAAACGAATAGCGACAGCCGCAATTGTCTTTTCGGCGCCGGAACCCATCTCTAGCGGACGTGGATTATATTCGGCATGCTTAATAAAAATATTCAGTCTCTTGCCGTCGTCTTCGAAAAATACTTCGAAATCAACAATATTTGCTAAGATCTTAGCTATCTCCTCGTTAATAACTGGAAGTCGTTTTTTGATAATGTCATAGGCGATCCCATTCGGATGCATGCATCGTAAATAAAGATCATAAGCGGCATACTCATCGCGCAAATCAGTAAATTGTTGTTTTTGTTCTTTGATATTTTCTATTTTCTGTTCATAGGAGCCAATTGTTTTATAAAGCGTCAATACATCTTCCTGGCACGCGTCGTAGAGCCTCTCTACCTTAGTTATCTCCCACTTGAGAGACTTTTTGGTTTTTAGCAAGCTTTCTAAATTTTCAATAGCATCCTTATTAAGTTCATATTCAGAAACCTTGTCTTCAAGGGAAACTACTTGGTTCATTAAGTCTTTGATAATAGAAGAATTCTTTTCTACCTGCAAGTCGGAATTGATTATATCGTTAGAAAGAGTATTTTTCTTCTCAGTCACTTGATTATATTTGTCAATATGTTCTTCGACTCTTTCAGGATTAATCAAGGCCACCTGATCGGCTAGGTCTTCGATAGATTCCTCAAAAATATCAATTTTTTGTTTATTGGTGGGGATTGTCGCCCTGGAAACATATGCGTCTTTGATAAATTTACAAGTTGGAAACTGCGTACCGCACGGGATCCCGTCCAATAGCTGCACCCTATTTATATTCCGGTCTAATTCCTCTTCTTCTTTATTTAAATCGGATTCTAGCGCTTCGAGTTCGGCAACCATTTCATCAATTTTATCTTGATCTTCATAGAGGCTTTTAATGTCAAAATTCTCGATAAAGTCAATAATTTTTTGATATTGATTTTTCTTATCGTCGCGGTCTAACAGTAATGTTTGATTCATATCGGATAAAGAGACTATTTGATTCTTTGTGTCTCGGAGGTTGGCGCGCACCGTAACCACATCGATGATCTCGGCCGGGATGGACTCAATTTGAGTAACAATATCTTCCCGTTGTTGATTTTTTTCTTTGATGGAGAGGTCGTATTTATTACAATCGTTTTGTTGTCTGGAAAGTTTTAAATTATAATCTTCCAGATCAATGGTAGCGTTGATTATTTCATCATCATAATCGCGGCCTTTTAATTTGTTGAG